CGCGCCCGTGCGCAAGCACTCACGCAAACGCTCAGTGACTTGCACACTGTCCATGTCGTAGCAAGATTGGCTGGTCCAATTATTGCCTGTGAACTGGGCGTTCCAACTGACTTCCTCTCGCCTCTCTTTGTCCGGCAAGGGCTCACCGTCAACCACAGCCATGGCCAGGACGCTCGCGCAAAACGCCCCGACTAGCGGGCTGAATGCGTCGGTCTCGACATAACCCAAGCATTTGGCGACGAGCAATTGTTCCTTGGTCCAACCGGCTGGGAGCGCCCCGCTGTAGCATAAGCTAATCATGGCGCGCCTATTATTGGCCATGCTGTCCTTGCTGCCGCACCAGGCTAACGGGCCGCGGTAACGTGAGAGAAAATTCACGCCGGCCTCGCCGCGCTTGTAAGCTTCGTATTCGTGTTTGAAACCAAGCCATCTGAAGGCTTCAACGGTCGAGGCCTTGGTCGCGCGGCTAACAATGTCGTCGCCGTAACTGATGCCCATCCTGGCGTATGCCTCGCGTGGTGAATGCCCGTCCAACCGCAACGAGACATAGTCACCGGTACCGGTGCTGAAGGTGTTGCAAACCGTGGTTTTCGGGTCACCGCTGCCCATCTCGTATGCGGAGATGATCTGACGAGTATGCTGAAGACCCGCCTAAACATCGGCAACGCGCACAGCTGTTGCCACCTCTTGCGATAAGGCGTCTCCCAACACGCTGTGGTTATTTTCATGAAGATGAAGGACCACAGCTGTTCATGATGGCCGTCGTGGATAACGCCGTCCCCGTTGTTTAGGAACTCACACTCCATGAGGATTTCGGACAATCGCTCGTCGAGGTCCCGAGGGCGCTTGCCAGGGCCCCACCAAGGAAGAGAAACTAAAACCTCGGCCAACCCCTTAGCGTAGCAAGACAGCTCCAGTTTCAATTTTGAGTCCATGGGCTCAATTTTCCTTGCCATCTTCGGCGCAGCGTACCTTTCGTTCTTGGTGAAGCTTTCGTTGATGCATGATTCGTCATCTTGCTTAGTCAACGCCCCCTTCTCGAACATAGTGGTTTGGCTGGCTGAGTTGAGGGCTTCGCGAACGGTAGCTTCATCCCATGGCGCCGCCAGTTTTCCATGGTGGCGCAAGATGTCCTCGACAACGAGTTCGGTGAACTCGTTGATGTACGACATATTCTTGGCTGTGTCGGCCATGGTAACGCACGTGTACAAAACAGCTTCCTGTGAAGGCATAGTGCTTCTGTACATCTGCGTGAACGCTTCTTCCGTATTGGAAACCTCGGGTGCGAACGCCGTGTTCGCTACGGGGCACAAGCACAGGGTGACCACGTGCATTG